TTATAAATCACAAGAGCTAGTGTCTAAATTATTTGGAGGGGATGATGACACCACAACAGGAAGCTAATTTTGAGAGGAAAGCAGAAAAGTATTTCAGGTCACACCGTGAATTACCAAGTGGCAGAAATTTTCGTTGTTGGAATCGTGATAAAGACGTCCAGGCAGATAGGAAGTATAGACAGAATTTTGATAAAGTATTTCCTAAAGCACCTGGATCAGGGATTTAAACTCACCCATGAGGTGTAAAACATTTCGTCCATCGAGACGTTAAAGGAGGCAGTATGTCAGGAGAAGAAAGTGTTGTAAAAGCAGAAGTTGATCAAGCTGTAGATGTGTTAGACCAACCCACCCCTACAGCAACAGAACCTAACCCAGATGCTTGGCTTACTGAGCATGGTCTGGAAGCAATTTCTGAAGATGATCTTCGTGGAATCGAGGAGGAAGAAACAGAAGCTGAAGCTGAAGATGAAACAGAGGCTGAGGAAGAAGATGAAACTCCCAAAGAAGGTGATGAAGACGAGTCAGAGGAAGAAGAAGAAGAATCGGAGACTCCTCCTCCGGAAGACTCTAAAAAACCACCTAAGGGCTTCGTTCCCACAAAGGCTATTCAGGAAGTAAGGCAAGAAAATCGGTATCTTAAGGACCAAATTAAAGCCCTTGAAGAAAAGATTGAAGCCGTTGCAAAAGGACCAGCTGAGAAAGCAGAGCCTGAGGAAGAGTTCAAAGTTCTTTCAAAGGAAGAACTCCTTGAGCTGTATGAAGATGATCCTCGTGAAGCATTAGCTTATACAGTAGAGCTTCAAGAGTATAAGGAAAAACAAGCAGCCAAGGAAAAAGAAGCTCAGCTCCAGCAGTATGAAACAGCTCAAGCACAACAGGTTTTTAAAGAAACAGCAGACTTGATGGAAAAAACAGTTCCAGGTATTTTTGACGATGATTCAGATACACAAGAAAAGCTTGTGGAATTTGCGGAGTCTATGGGTTTTTCGGAAAACTTATTTTTCCTTACAAATCCTGAAACAAAAGTTATTCTTCCGGGGGAATCAAAGCCCACTTATTTGGGCAAGCAAGCTGCTGAAGTGCTTGGTTTTATTGCAGGGCTTCAGGAAAAACTTAATAGCCCTGATAAAACAAAAATGGAAACTGAACTTCGAAAAACAATCGAGGCAGAAGTACTACAGAAACTTAAATCATCTCCAGGTAAAGACTTTAAGTCTCTTGCGGATATTCCTACTTCTGAAACAGAAAAACCAAGGAAATTCGACAGAGTACTCTCTGAAGCTGAATTTGCTAAGCTTTCTGCACAAGAACAAGAGGCTTATCTTACTGGAGAGTAAATAGAAGGAGAACTAAACAATGGCAATGACTGAATTTGCATTAGGACATGCGTTAGCTGTACAGCGGTGGTCGACTTCTTTGGCCATCGAAGCTGCAAAAAAGTCCTATTTTTCCAAGTTCATTGGCAGTACCAAAGACGACCTCATCACGCTGAAAACGGAGCTTAATAAAGCAGCTGGTGAAAAAATCACTGTTGGTCTTCGGATGAAATTGTCTGAAGCTGGTAAAGAAGGTGATGCAATCATTGAGGGTGATGCGACAGCTGAAGAAGCACTGAGCTTCTACTCTGATGCCCTCTACATTGACCAGCTCAGAAAATCAACCAAGTCCAAAGGTAAAATGTCTGAGCAGAGGGTTCCTTACAATATGCGTAAGGAAGGCCGGGATGCATTGGCCACTTGGTGGGCTGAAGAAATGGATGAGCAGATCATGTGTTACCTTGCTGGTGCACGTGGTGTTGATACCTCTTTTCACAATCCCACTAACTGGACAGGCCGTGCGAACAACACGCTGACTGTGCCCAACTCTGAGCACCTTATGTATGCTGGTGATGCAACCAGTAAGGTTGACATGGACAGCAACGATGTAATCAAGCTGATTGATATTGAGAAGCTGGTTGCTCACGCTGAAACTGTTGACCCGATGCTCCAGCCCTTCATGATTGATGGCAGTAAAAAGTTCGTTCTGTTGATGCATACCTTCCAGGCATTCCAGCTGCGGACTTCTACCACCGCCAATGACTGGCTAGATATCACAAAGGCTTCTACCCACGCTATGGGTGAAAAATCCCGGCTGTATAAAAACAGTCTTGGTGAGTATGCAGACGTTATTCTGCATAAGCACCGTAACGTGATCCGGTTCAACGACTACGGGACGACTTCTGGCTCTGGTAACCCGAGTCTGGCAGCTGCTCGTGCATTGTTCCTTGGTGCCCAGGCCGGCTTGATCGCCTATGGTCAGGACAGTGGGCCGACCAGGTATTCTTGGAATGAAGAGCGTGATGACCGNGGCAATGCTCTGGCCATTACGGCTGGTACCATCTTTGGTATCAAACGTACCATGTTCAACAGCAAAAACTTTGGTTGTATCGCCCTGGATTCTTACACCCCGAATCCCTTGACCTAGACCCCCTAAATTAAGACTAGCCCTTCGGGGCTAGTCTTAAGGGCTTAGTATGATTAACTTTGTTTATCCACTAATAATTTCTGACTGGGAAGAACTGAGGTATTCACTCAGGTCCTTAGAAAAGTATTGCCAAGAGGACTTTGAAGTGTATATCGTTGGTGATTACTTGCCTTCTTGGATAGACAACGTTAAGTATATTGAGACTGAAAGACTTATTAACCCCTACGAAGATACAGGTAATAAGCTTAAAGTTATTGCAGACCTTTTGGAAGACTTCGTCTGGATGAGTGATGATATGTTCTTCCTTAAGCCTGTAACTCTTGAGGACTTGAAACAGCAGAAAATAGTACCTAAAAACCCTGCAGTATGGCCATTACATACACAAACTACAGTAGAAATACTGGAGCTTATGGACTTGGATCATGAGGTATATGACTATGCAACTCATGCACCAAGGTATTATGAGTCAGATGAGCTGAAGCGGATTGACGAGCAGTGGCCAATATTTAATGGTATTTTAAATCCTGAGTTTTTATACTATAATCTTTTTGGTGAACAGCACCCTGACTTTGTTGATGATCGGCTTTACATAAATTCTCAGGAACGTGTGATAGTAAAGCAGGAACATAAGTACCTGAATATAGGTACTAATGGGATGTCAGAAGCAATAAAGGATTACTTGGCTTACCGGTTTGATATACAAAGTAAGTTTGAAAAATCATTAAGCGCAGATAAACGAAATATTCCACAAACAGAGCTTGTTGAACAAGCACCAGAAGGTGTATTAGTAAAGTATATAGGTAGGAAAAAAGACTTTAAATTTGATGCTTATGACTTTTCTAATGGCCCTGTAAAAGTTTTTCCTGAGTATGCACAAAAGATGGTTACAGAGTACCCAAGAACTTTTAAACTTGTGAGCTAATATGCCTACATTAAACGAGTTAAATTCAAGAGTGAGGCTTATAATTCAAGATGACTCACCAGATATTTTAGCTGCAATTAATTCATATTTAAATGAAGGCATTGAGGTTGTTGCAGCAAATGTGCTTCTTCCATTACTTGAAGAGTCAGCAGAAATTACTACATTAGCTACAGCAGTTGAAATAGACATTCCTGATTCTTGGAACTATGACCGGAATTTGTATTATGCTGAGTCTTTGACAAATGAAAAAGAGCTTGAAGTTTACTCTTCAGAAGCTTTATTTGCAAGAGAGTACCCAAAGTTCAGGGCTGAAGCACGTGAAGGCCCTATAGAGGCGGTTACAGAACATGCCAGTAAGTTAGTTTATTATCCAATAGCTGCAGAAACTTTACTCTGTAAGTACTATAAAAAGCCCACTCTCTTGGTCGAAGGCACTGATACACCTTCATATATACCAAGTCATCTTCAATATCGGCTACTTGTATCTTATGTGGCAGGTGAGATTTTTAGTATGATTGAAGATGGGGTTGATGGAGCTCAAGTAAATACACAGTTTCATATGTCAAGATTTCAAAAAGCCTTAGAAGACTTAGACGAGTACTTCAGGGCAGGAAGATCACGACCAGAACCTATACGTGGGTCTGACTGGATTTAGCCATGCAAATGCAACCTTTTCTTAGAGCTTGCCTGGGACTCAACACAAAAGTTGATCCTGTACGTTTGCAGTATAATCCGGAAACAGGTGTTCAGTTCCTTGCAGAAGCAGTGAATATTGATATAGACCCTACAGGGCGCATATCCAGAAGAAAAGGTCTACGATCGATCTCTGAGCTAGCTAGTCCTCATTCTCTTTGGTCAACGAGAGATGAGAGTGTAGCCTACGTTATTTCTGGGAGTACGCTTTATCAGTTATTTGAGGATGGGACTGTAAGCGCACTCACTACAGGGCTAACAGTAGATGCTAAAGGCTATTTTACTGAGGTTGGCCAAGATGTATATTTCAGTAATGGCTATGAAATGGGAGTACTTAAGAGCAGAGTAAACTGGGAAGTTTGGGCTAAAGGGACATATACAGGGCCTACAACAGATAGAACTTTTATTGGTCCTTCCCCTGGAAGCCATCTATTTCATTATAGAAGCCGCATATACTATGCCATACAAAACTTTCTTATTTACTCTGAGCCTTTTAACTATGGGCTTTTTGATCCCACAAGGAATTTTATCCCTGTTCCTGGAAGCTCAATCCTTATGACAGCAGCATTAAGTCGTGGGTTTTATGTTTCAAGTGACAAAGGGGTTTATTTTGTAAGTGGTCCGACACCTAATGAGTTTGAGTTTTCTTTTGCTCTCCCTCATCCTGCAGTACCTGGTAGAACAGTAGTTCATATGCCAGCAGAACAAGTTATTGAGGGAGCTCAAGGAGAAGCAATTCTTTTTGTAGCCCAAAATTCAGGATTTTGCTTAGGGCTTGAGGGTGGAAGTATCGTAAGACTTTTAGACGATAGAATAGATATACCGTTGGCCTCTTCTGGTCATGCAGTATTAAACAAAGCAAACATGCAGTATTTAACTTTTTTGGAGGTGTAAGTCATGACACTGAGACTTTCAACAGGCTTTCGGAATAAAATTATGACACCGGCAGCAGATGGAGGCCTGTCTTGGGCTGACCTCCTTGAAGACGGTGTAATAAAGGTTTTTACAGGTAACCAACCGGCATCAGCGGACTTGACGGAATCAGGAACGCATTTGTTCACCCTGACCAAACAGGGCGGGACCGAGACGACTTCCGGAGACCTTGTTGTTGGCGAGGTATATGAGATCGTCACGTTTGAGACCGGCGACGACTTTACCAATGTCGGCGCGGCAGAGAACGCAACCGGTGAAGTGTTCAAGGCGACCGGAACCACGCCGACCACCTGGGCAAACGGGTCCACGCTCCGGGATGATGCCGGCCTTGTCTTTGGCAATGCGTCCGAGGGGGAGATTCCTGTTGCCTCCGGCGACGCATGGCGGGCAACCGTGCTTACGTCGGGTATCGCCGGGTGGTTCCGTTTCTATGAC